AAGAGCCATTGGATTTGCTTTGACTAAAGCAGATGACATAAAAGCTCTGTGTGCTTGAATATGTAATTCATGGTTTTGTTGTGGAAAAGCTTGTATAGGAGCACCTTTCAATACTACACTATGTTCCAAAGCAGGATCTTGCGGCTGAGGACTTTTAGGTAGAGGTAGAATTTGTTCAACATCTTTTACACCTAACGCAATATACATTCTTCTGTAAGCTTCATACAAATTATGCATTTGAGGTGCTGCTTGAGCAAGTTGTAATTGATTTTGAGCAAGAGTTACTCTCTGTGACATAGAGAAGATGTTTGGATCTGATACAGGTAAGATGTCTATGCTGTCGTCAAAGTCCATTATCTTAATTTGTCTAGGGCCACCTGTGACGTTGTAAGGATAAACAGGAGGTAAGACTAATTTGAAGATCTTAGCTAGTAATTTAAATTCTTTCTTTTGTGCATAGTGCAATCTTTTATGAACAGCAGACATTACCTTTGTACCGCGTTCCATTAGTGCCATTGTTGTTCCAACAGGAGTTTGTGAACTACCTATCTCTGACATTTGCATGTCAGCTACTGCAGCAAATTGTTTTCCTGCATCGACACAGAAACCTAAAAGTTGCATTAAGACTTGATCAGGTCCTTTGTATGGAAGAGGCATTAAAGCTTCTCTAATAACTCCGTTTGGTGCATCTACATCTCTAAACTCACCTGGTTGTAAGGGTTGATCATCATCACGTATTCTTAGTCCTCTAGATTTAAAACCAGCTGGTAAATTAGAAAGTGTTCCCGCATCTAGTAATTGTCTTAAAGCGGATGTTGCAGTTCTAGTTAAACCACCAATCATGTGAATTAATCCAAAGCCATAAAATCCTAGACCCGGTAAGAATTTGTAATGTACAAAATACTCATTCTTTTTCTTTAGAGTATCTCCTTCGTCATAATTTCTATAAACCGATATAACAGTATTAGAACTTTTATCTACAGTAACAACGTAGGGAAGTTTAATACCACTAGGTTCATTATCTCTTGGATTAATGTCTTCGAAGCCTTCTAAATCTAGATCTACGTGCATCTCATAAAGTTCTGCCATATCATCCATAGCGTAAGTACCAGGACTTTCACCATCAATTTGATTCATCTTTTCTTGAAGACCTGATTCTCCTGAACCATCGTTGTTCATCAAAGGAATATCTTTATAAAAACCCGAAATTTGTTTTTTGCGAAGATCATTCATTGACATCTTCAACACTTGTGTAATCCTTTCACAAGTATCTAAATCAGAACAACCATAAGGAACTATTACATCTTCTGCAGGAATAAACTTAGATGTTGCTCTTCCTTGAACTTCGTCAAAGTAAATCTTTTTAAAAGCACTACCTGATAAAGGTAGTTGAAATAACAACTGATCCATCTCAGGATTATAATCTTCCATGACATGAGTAATCTCATAGTTCATGTAATCTTTTACACGTTCTGCTGATTGTTGAAGTTCAGGTGAATTGGCTCCTACCACTTGTGTGCGTACAGGGCCATCGCTTGGAAGTAATTCTACATAAGCCATCGCTTGAAACTGTGTTACAGCTTGTGCCAGCATAGGATGATTTACCGATGCAGCACCTCTAAAAGGTCTTGTTTTTTCTTCGTACTTGAATCCTAAAAGATCTAAACCTTTTGTGTAAGACTGTTCCCAATCTTCACGTGTAGATTTATCATTGTCTACTTTCTCTACTAAATCATTTGCTAAAGCTTGCAGATAAGCATCATCTAATATTTCTGCTAAGTTACTATTAAAACCTGAAGTGGGAATTTCTTCTTCACCAATTATTGCAGAACCGTCTTCTACAATCTCAACATTAGGTTCACCATTTGTATCCAAGTTGACAGTTGTGCCAACCTCTTCAACTTGTACATCTTCTTCCTCAGGACCACCAGGACCAAGTCCTTTTGGTTCACGAGCTAAGTAAGGTGTATCTGCTGTGCTATCGAATTTATCTACCATATTCTCCGTATATATCTGTTACTGAAACTAAACTATCTTTTGCTATACTACCACCATCTTTTTTCTTAAACAAGTACATGGGTTGCTCTGCTTTTGGTGAATCAAGGGTTATAGTAAACATAGGCACTTCTTGTGGGTTAAATTCTTGAATCAAAATTAAAGCATCGTCAGCTTTATCCTCTGATCCTAAAGCAACTAAATCAAAATTATTTTTGGAATTGTTGTAATTTACAAAGTATTCCATTTTTTGCCCAGGTGCCACTTCTCTGCTCAACACAACTTGATTAGGCTCATAGTCCATAGCTAAATCCCTAATTTCAGAATCTAAATATTTTTCTAAACCAGGTCCAGATTCTCGATTGCTCGCTATAATTTTATTAGTTAGTTGAGCTTGTCCATCAACCCCCTTGGAATATATTTCTAAACCTTTGGGTGGTTTTGTTGTGTCGGAAATAACTTCAAACTGAGCTACGCCATCATATTTCTTGGCTATGTTTTTCATTTGTTGCACAGCAACTTTACCATAAAGATCTTCAAACTTTTTAGCTGAACTACCTCCAGGTGTTTTACCCCAACGACTGTTTACTAAGTCAGGAGGATAGATTGCAACTTTATTTATTCCTTTTGACTGTGCATCCTTAATTGTAGCTTTAATTAAAAGATCGACATAATCAGGTTGTTTATTAAATGGTATGGGTGGAAATAACTCGAGTGCTTTACCTCCATAATTTTCTTCAACTTGAAAAGAATCATCACCCAAAGCAAATCTATTAAGATCTTCTGTACTGCTTGAACTAGGAATCTTAATGTCTTTTAAAATATTATCTAATTGTCCTGATCTGTTTAGGTCTAATAATGAATTTAATACTTCACCTTGTTTCTCTGAAATCTCACGAATTTGAAATACTGTTTCTGGTTTAGATTGTTGTAAGTCAGATTTTACAATCTGATCAATTTGAGATTGTAGTTCTTGTAGTTGTTTAGAATAGGTTGGTATGGTTGATGCTGCCGCTTGATTAGGAAAGGGTTTGATTAAGGATGCGTTCTCTTCTAACGCCTTCATAACACTTGGTGGATATTTATTATTTATATCTCTTAATGCATCCTGTGCGCGTTGTGTGTAATAACCATCATCGCCTCTTCTTATTGTTTCATCTGCTTTTTGTTTTACATTTTCTAGTCTTGTCATAAAAGCTCTTAATCGTTCTTGCTCTTTTCTCACCTTTGAAAGCATGTCTGTTTGCATTTCTTGTATGACTGCAACACGTTTTCCGTCAGGTTGTGTATAGTTTGCAACACGAGTAAATCCAATAACGTTAGGTTCATTGTAATGTCCACTTTGTACAAAAGGTTTTTTCTCTCCAGGTAGTGGCCCTGCTTCCACGACAATCTCACGGTAGTCTTCACCTTGTGAATCAAGAGGTTGATTACCTGCATCTTGATGTCTAGGTCTACCGGCATATTGATCGTATTGTGGATTAGAAATTTCTCGTCTGGCTTCGTCTTTGACTTTAAAACTTAAATTACCGATAGGAGAGGTTTCATAGTAATCTATTAATTGTTGTTGTGTTACTTTCTGACCAGGAAAATACTTTTCATAGTCTGTTAAAAATTGTGTCAGACCTGAATCGTTTAATTCTGATTTAGGAACATTCTTGCCCTTAAATAAAAAATTAGCCCAACCTTGTGGTTGATCGGCTTTAGGAGCGTTGGGGTCCATAATAGATTCCAAAGTAAAAGATTTAAAAGGAAAGTCTTGTGGTTGTATTTCTTGCGTTGCCGGAAGCGTTGTACCTTCGGGAGCATCTACTTCTTTTGGAGCTGTAATTTTTTTAGGTGTCTGTACTGCATCAACCTTACCGAATAATCTAAAAAGCTTAAAAGGATTGAAAGCGGTCAGATTGCCAGAGTCTACTGCCTGTTGAAAGTAATCATCGTCTATGGCAGGGTCAGGTGTAAACTGTTGTTGATTAATGTTTTGCAACAGATCACCGCCTATGGCCATCTTGACGGGACCACCTTTTTTAAAATCCAAAGGAGCACCCTTCTTGATATAAGGAGCACTACCTGTAATTAACATTTCATCTTCCATTTTAGCTCCTAAAGGTTTTCCTGTCGATATTCTAAAAGATTTAGGGTCGGCAATATATTGAAACATTTTCTCACTAAAAAGATTCTTTAACTCATCAAGAGTCATTTCTTCATCTCTTCCTAAAAAAATAGTTTTTTGATTATTGTCTTTGCCTATGTAAACATCTCCTAAAGCATCTTGTAATTTTTTTAATGTTTCGTCTGACATCGTACGATCAGTAAATCGTAAGTAAGTTCTCATGTTGTTATTAACCATATATGAGTTAGCGTTTCTTAATCTTGTAAGATTTTTTTCTATATCTCTTCCTTGATTAATATTTCGCACCGCATCTTTAATTACATTTTCAATTCTAGGTTGTACAGCAACATTGTGTGCACCAAAATTAATAGTCAACAAGTCTGGTTCTGCACCCATACCTTTAAAACCCTCAAGTTTTTTAAAATCTTTTAAGGGTGTTACGTGTGAAAGTTGTGCAGTAAATTGAGATTTATATTTTTTGTACATCTCTTCCCAATTATTATCAGGCACATGTGCTTTTGAACCTTTTGGAAAAACTCTGTTATACTCCGATATAAATTGATTTCTAAAATCTTCATTGTTTTTTAAACCATCATAAAATTTTTGACTAACATCTCTGCTAAGAGCGTTTGCATCTGCAGATTTTTTTAAAAGTTTATCGTAACCATTTTTTTGAGTTAAAATTGAAGCTTGAGCATTATAAAAATTTTGTTTATTTATTTTATTTGTTGTAGGATTCCAATTAGGGTTGGGTATTTTTTTTCCTGCCTCGTTGGTTATATTTTTAGGTTCAATACCAAAACCTTTCATAACAGAAACAAACTCATCATTATCTTTAAAGAAGTCACTTCTAAAAAAATCTCGAGTCATTGTAGTATCCGCTCTTACCTTATCTGGTTTACTTGAACTATAAGATTGTGGAAAATAATCTTGAAACAAAGATTTTTGTGTTTGTTTTTGTGAGACGTAACCTTTTTGATTTCTCATATATTGTTCAAAAGTTTTAAGGGACATAAGAGGTCTATTAGTTTGAGGATCTCTATCACCAAATCCAAATTTTTTGTATAGAGCGTTTACAGGTTCTTCATTGTTTGTTGCTATAAATTCTTCTAGCTGTGTTAATTTTTGATTTAATGTTCTATTAGATGTTCTTATGACATCAGTAAGACCAGCGTTGCCTTGAGAAATTACAGCTCCAACTCTTCCAAAATTTTTATTATATTGAGGATTTGCTTCTATAAAATTCTTTAATGTTGTTAGCCCAATATTATATTTATCAGCTAATTCTTTTTTATTTTCAAAAATTAAATTAGGATTTTCTTCAAACAAATTTTTAAGAAGTTCGGTTTGACCCTCTGGTTTATCTGACCTAAACATTTTAATCAAAGGACTATTTTTATCTAATTTATATTTATATTCTGCTACTGTCTGTCTTTTTACTCCTACGGCATCTGCTATTTGTTGTTGTGTTAAAGGTTCTTTTTGTTTATTTAAAAGTTCAGTTATTTTTTGTGTGCTAGCTCCCTCTTGCATAACACGATCTTCAGGAATATTTTTAGGATCTTTTTTTCTAATTTTTTGTGTAATAGGGTCATTAGCATATTGTTGCTTGAAATCTTGAACTGCGGAGGGTTTGATATCTAATGCTTCACCAATTTGTCTTGTTGTTTGTGGTTCATCTATTGTTTCCAAATAATTTCTAGTTCTAGCATAAGCAGAAAGTCCTGAACCCGTCTCTGGAGCCATTGCAACAGTTGGTGAGGCAGCGGGATTTAATGCTAATCTTCTATCTTCGATAGCACTCATTTCAAGAGCCTTTGCGTCTTGAGGAAATAATTCTTTAAAATTATTTAAAACTTCTTTTTTTGATGTTCCTTTAGCCGATTCATTTAAAAGATATTTTAATCCTGCTTTACCTACTTTATAGGCTCCTTTAAAAGCCAATCCCACAATGCCTGTAAAGTCTAAAGCATCTATCAAAGCCATAGGTGCACTAGCATCAATCTCTTCCATAGTAGTCAAGGTTTCACCTCTTTGTCTTTTTTCTCTTGCTTCTCTTTGTGCTCTGTAAAATGTTTCTACAACTCTTTCTAATCCTTCACTAGGGCTTTGAGTTTTATAACCATACTTGTCTAACAGAGGTTTTAGGACGGGATCCTGCATCTCAGCAGAAGTAACAGATTCTTTATTAGGATCGTAAGGTAGTCCTGCTTCTTTAAAAGCCTGTCCTATTGATATCTGTCTAAGTAAAATATCTTTTCCAAAATTTTCTTCTAAAGTCTTTCCTGTAAGTTTTTGATATTGAGGCAATACCGATTCATCAACTAACTTATTCAGTTCTTGAAATGCATAAGAATCTAAATCAATGGCTGGTCGGGGGTCCGTGGCTGGTGCTAATTGAGACTCCGTTCCAGTTTGAGCGAAAGGAATATCTCTAACAGCGTATGCTGGATCAGCGCTATTACCATCAATTACATCATCATAGTAAGGGTTTATTTCAACCATTAATAATACTCCGGTTCTGTTCCGTGGTCCACGGGCTCGTCTTCGTAGTCATCATGTAGAGCTACAAAGTTTCCCTTACGGAACCTTAATAATGCTTGGCTCATAGAATCTACAAGGTCGTCATGTTCCGCATGGGGGAACATAGCGCATTCTTCTATCATCTCTTCTGCCCAGCGTTTCTTTGGTGCCCATACTGCGCCGCTCTCGAAGACGGGAGCAACAGCGTGCACACGTGAT